ATCTCAGAAGAAAGAGAAACAAAGGTACAGGAGATTATACATGTAAGGAGTTTGATTACCTTGTTGTCCACAATACTATTGATGATAGTATTATTGTAGCAAGTGTAGATCAATTAAAGAAGAGAGTTAGAGTAGGAAAACAATATGTTACTAAGATGAAATCAGCTGTATTGATTTACGATAGTATAAAAACTAAAGGTTTAGTAAACGAAGGTTTGGAGGCACTACTATGAGTAAAAACGGATACCTAGGACATTGGGCTACCTTGACTGATGGTAGGTCTGGAATGATTTTGGAAGGGGTGGGAGCTCCTTCCAGTCCTTTACATAAAATTAAGCTAAAAAGTCTTGACGGAATCGAATTTGAATGTTATCATGATAAGATACAATACGTATGGAACCGTTGAAATACAATGAAAGTGAGATCCTGAAAGAGGTCTCGGATTATATCAGTCAGACATACAGGGGTCACTACTCAGCAGGTAATGTTCAAACACTTGACCTGATTGACTCAGTAGGTGACGCAGAAGCATTCTGTAGGTCTAACATATTGAAATATGCTTCACGGTATGATAGGAAGGGTACAAGCAGAAAGGACATCATCAAGATTATTCATTATGCTGTGTTACTTCTTCACTTCAATGATAAGACTGCTGCATACCAAAAGGCACAAACTGGAGCTACTGCATTTACCGTAGATTATGACAAGTAAAGTACATTTATCAGAACTGACGTTCTCAGTCCTTGAGAACTTCGCAACAATTAATTCCTCTATAGTATTCAAGAAGGGGAACATCATTAAGACTATCTCTAATGCAGAGAACATCCTAGCAGAGTATGAGTGTGAGGAATACTTCCCACAAGACTTTGCAATCTATGACTTAAGTCAGTTTCTATCTGGTTTAAGAATCTTAGATGATCCAACACTAGAGTTTGGTAACGAGGACTATGTTGTTCTTCGTGGTAATAACATAGCAATCAAATATTATTACAGTGATCCAGAGATTACCCTTAAGGTAGCTCCTGATAAGTCTGTTAGATTTCCTGGTTCAAACATGGGGTTTGATCTGGACAAGTCCTTACTTAATAAGGGATTGAATATCTCAGGTAAGTTTGGTTTTAGGGATCTATCATTCTGTAGTGATGGTACTTCTTCTTTCATTAACTTCTCTGATAAGGAGATGGATACTAGTAACTCATGTAGATTTGATCTTCCTAATGCTACTACTACAGGTGAGTATGATCTTAATATGAAGGTTGATAACTTACGTGTATATCCTAAAGCATCTTATAGGGTATCTGTATCAGAACATCTTTTATCTGAGTGGGTGGTTAGTGATTGGGAGGGATCTCAAGATGTTAACTTAAAGTATTACGTTGCTTTAGAACCACAATGAGTGAAAAGAAATTAATAATAAACATATCATTCACTAAACAGGAAGCAGATCTTCTTAAGATATTGGATGAGCTTGTTAAGTATGATCTTGCTAGTAATAGATCCGCCTGGTTTAAAGACCAGATTCGTAATCGATACCATGAGATGAGATCAAGTGGTGTTATTGAAATGAGACCTGATGAAGAATGAATTCCTTTGGGTTGAGAAATATCGACCCAAGACTATTAATGATTGTATCCTACCAGATGGTTTAAAGAGATCTTTCCTTGGTTTCCTAGATCAAGGTGAGATCCCTAACCTTTTATTGTCTGGTAGTGCTGGTATAGGCAAGACCACAGTAGCTCGAGCTTTGTGTGATCAGTTAGGTGCTTCTTACATTATTATTAACGGATCGGATGAGGGTAGATCGATTGATACTATCCGAACTAGAGTAAAGCAATTTGCTACTACAGTCTCATTGACCTCTACAAAGACTCACAAGGTGGTCATACTGGATGAGGCAGACAATATGACTTCTGATGTCCAGATGATCCTTAGAGCAGCAATAGAGGAGTATCATAAGAACTGTAGGTTTATCTTTACTTGTAACTTCGTTAATCGTTTGATTGATCCTATCAAATCAAGATGTACTGTTATTGATTTTAAGATTAATAATGCTGAGAAGACAGAACTAAGTTCTCAGTTCTTTGAGAGACTCAGAGAGATCCTTAAGAGTGAGTCTGTTGAGTCTAGTGATAAGGTTACTGCTAAACTGATTAAGAGATATTATCCTGACTGGAGAAGGTTACTTAATGAGACACAGAGACATGCAGCCAAGGGTAAGATAGAGGCAGATATCCTAACAGATATAGCAGACATAGGTGTGTATGATCTCATTAGAGCAATGAAGGATCGTAATTATAAGTTGGTCAAGGAGTGG